TGATACGGACAATCATGCGATGCTTTGCTTTCCAGCATCTTAGTTGTTCTGATCTCATGAATGACTCCTGCGTAGAAGGTGGTTGCAATCTTTGGATAAGTCTTGTGGAACTGAGAAAGCAGATGTTCTGCTACTTGCTTCGGAGTCCAGAACTTTGGAAGCTTGAGGAGTCTTTGTGCTTCCCAAATTTTATCCAAGCCCATCGTGTCAACAAGGACTCCCGGCCCCATGTTGTAGTTAGCTCCGTGATTCACACGCTTGGCCAAATCACGAAGGGGCTTATCCTTCGTCTTCTTCTTTACGTCATCGTAGATGCTAGCATAAGGTACAGCAAAAAACGCCGATGCATTGGTTGAATGAAAATCTCTCGTACCTGAGACTGCGTCAATGAGATGCTGATCCCCTGAAATATGGGCTGTATCTCTTGACTCAGCTTGTTCGAGATCGCACTCTCCGAGAGTAAATCCATCATCTGCAACGAGAGTTCGCTTAACTGTAACTCCTCGCGGAATATTTTGTATCTGGAGTCCACACCAGAAATGGTGCTCTTTACTAGCAAGGCGTCCGGTGTCGGTTCCATGCGGATTAAGAGCGTATAGGATGCGAGGTTGCTTGTTTCTGAAGTGTCCATGGAATTCTTTCCCTCCTCTTTTGTTCTGCGCAGTTATGTCTGCATCTGTGCGCAGGTAAGTAGACTTGAGTTTTCTCAAGCCGCGAATGCCGAACTCTTCCACAGTGGAAGCTGTTGGCAAGCCGACGATTTCATTAATGATTCTTGCATTAATTGGATGCCGCAATGCGGCTTTCTGCAAGTTCTTCTCGTCTGCGGATTCAAGATCACCACAGCCAAGCACCTTGAGAAGTGTCTTCATCTGGGGCGGAGAAGCTACATTAAAATTCGTGGTGCCAAGCATTGTGTTCAGCCTTGCCTTACGCGCTTCCATGAGAGTGGTGATCTCAGTGCGCGCAGATTCCATTGCCCCCAGATCGCGACGAATGCCAATCATCTCAGACAGGTGGCAAGGATACTGAAGTGGAAATGTATTTAGATAATTACCCTTTGCCCACTTCGGTGCTTTCCAAAGCCAAGCAAGAAAGACAAGCGCAGTAGCCCAAGTGTCCAAGGCATTGTAGCGATAGTACTGCTGCAAGTCTGAAGTCTCTGCAAGGTCTTTCCAGTACATTGAGTTGCGTACAAAGAAAGATTGCAGAGAAGCCAAGTCCTTCGGAAGTTCTGCGTACCAGCTATGGAACATCTCAACAGTGTCCCAGTAGTACTGCACTGGGGCTGCATTATACGCTTGCAGATAGCTTATGTCATACTTTCCGTTCTGGAAAATCTTTGGGACTGGCAGATTATTAATCTGGCGTATGACTGCAAGATTAAATTCTGAGTTACAAGGTATGACAATAGACTTGCTTGTCCACTTGCCGCCAGATTCAAACAAAGCAGTGTAGCCAACACAGCGGATGGTAGGTGGATTTGGAAATGTCTCAATGTCAGTGGCGATGGCAACTGCGGTGCTGAATAGGCTAAGTAAAGCCTCGGGGTCTTGTGTGCCGTCGTAGATACTCCAATTGAAAGGAACATGAGGAAGCCATTCCTTTGGCGCAGTCAGCTTGGAAATGTAGTGGCTTGCAAGGAACTTGCCGTAGGCGACAGTTACTAACTGTTCCAGCGGGGGAATGAATACTGCCTCAAGATCACCATGAGTGAAGAGAGAGCCAGCGTAATTATCTATGCTTGGCTTGCGGCGGCCTCCGGGCCAGCTTGCTTCAAGGAACTTAGCTAGAAGGGCGGGAGAAGTGGAAATGACACCAGTGGCTTTCTTTGCTTCTGCTAGCTGCTTCAGTTCGTAGAAAGTAGTAGGGGCTTGCAGTACAACAGCGCAAGAGGCGGCTCCAATACTTCCTTTCAGGTGGGCGAGATAAGAACGATCTTGCTCTGCCCCCACCAGTAGAAGACGATCATGCTTCTTGTGAGTCATGATGCTTGACGTTCAGAGTGTAGACAGGAGTAGGAATGAAAGTTCCGGGTAGAATAGTGAAGAGGCCAGTCTCCAGATTGAGAGCAAAAACGTCGCCGCGATTCACTACTTCATGCACCATTGTTGAATAGAATAACTTCTTGCCCGGGATGATTCGCAGGTGCTGCTCCCCCTTGTAGAGAAAGATGTGATGCACACAAACTACTGGATTTGGAGCTGGCAGCTCTGAATTCAAGCTAAGATCAATATCTTCCAGTCCGAGATCGAGTTGTTTCTGTTGTTTCATTTGCTTTGCTCCTGTTGTTGTGGTTGATTGATTACAGAGTTTCCTTGCTGAGTGTCGCTATGAGAGCCACCACAGGCGGAGAGGAACAGGGCGAGGATGAGGATGCGGGTCATGGCTTGCACTTTGCTGCTGTAATGGCCTGCTCATGCCACAGATCCCACAGGTCAGGACTGCCTTGGAACACAAAAAATACAGCGAACAGCGCAGCTACTAACAGAAGTAGAGCCAGAATTTTAAACAGTTCGTTCATTCTCCTTGCTCCTTTCCTTGTGCTATGGCGGCGTCGATAGTTTCGTCAAGCGTTCCCGGAATGCAACTAACCGGCTCAAGCAGCCCGTCTTCTGTCGGCGCAAATACGGTGATTGCGATTGGGTTGATCTCTCTCGGCATGAATCGGCCTTCTGCATCGCGTTCTTGTGGTAGCACGGCTTCATGCTGACTGCGGATATAGCGATACCGCTCCGCATCCTTCTCCGCCTTCTTCCGCGCTGCTTCGGAGGCGGCGAGCTTGGCTTCGAGTTCGGAAATGCTGGACTGCTGTCTGTCGCACAGCGCAAGTGCACCAGCTTCCGAGTTAATGTCGCACGCCTTTATGGCTTTCCCGTACCTTGTAATCTTGGCTTCCAACTCCGCTATCCGCGCTGCTTGGTCTGGAGGGACGGAGTAGAGCGGATGACATCCGGCGCAATCTTCCCCCGTCGGGGAATCGTAGTATTCCCAACCATCATCGTGCATGTGCCGATATGCTACTGGCGCCACCGGCTTTGCTTCGAGAGCGGCGCAAACATTAAGAGCAGCTTGCAACTCTTCTGCAAACCCTTCGCCAAGTCCCCTGCCTTCTGGCGGCTCCTCTCCACGTTTGCTGCATTCAATCGCTATAAGCAATCTATTCCAGCGAACTTTTGCCCCAGCTTCTATCATCGCTGCAGTAGGCATTCTAGGCACCATTACATAGTCAGTCATGGCAGCATTTCCTTTCCGATTTCAGCAGCGGCACGAACAATGGCTCGGCGTGCGGCCGTGTAGGGATCTAAACCAGTAGCCTCGACCACTTGGCTACAATCATTGCTGTTTGGCGTGTATCCGACAATCACTTCGTTATCGAACAAGTCCATGCTTAGGCAGCAGATCACCGCCAGCTGCAATGCATCGCTGTCGTCGGTGAGGGGATTCCATACATAATCATCGAAGCCCTTGTCATCTCTGAACATTGTTTGTGCCAATGAACTCCAACCAACAGAAATCCCCGCCGCCTTAGCTGCAAGCTCCAGCAGTTCTCTGTCAGTCATGGCTTCTCTCCCATCCACTTCATTGCAGCAAGGATGCGGTCTTGTTCTGCGAGTGTCATGTTCATTCTCCTTTCAGTCTCAACTCCACAAAGAAAGATACATACAGCAGGCAACAGCAACCAGACAGATCACAACCCTATACCAATCAAATCTGGTCATGCTCAAACTCCTCTTCTTCTGCTGGTGTCATGAGATCATTCTCATACATATAAGTTTTGGCAAACTTAACTTCTTCCGTGGAGCAAGCTCGTGGATTGTCTTGGTACTTAGTATAAGCAAGAAGCCTTCGTTCCGGGCCAGAAAGCGTTGCTTCTTCTAGCCTCTCTTCCACTGACTTTCTACCAATGGAAGTGAAGGCAGCACTCACTGCGCCAAGATGCATCTTCGCCATGAAGACTCGGAAATACTTATGCAGCGTAGGCTGTGTCTCTTGCTCGATACGACTAAGAAGATAGGTAAGCTGTGCTTCTGTGAGTGTGATGCGGTACTTGTCTTCAGCCATGGTGTCTCTAACTCCTTTCCACCTGCACCCCATATTTCAGAGGCACAGAGTGAAAGGCTGTCAGCTAGCTTGTGACTAGCAGATAACCTTAGTAATTTCCAAGTACGTAGCGGACTTGTCTTTGTTCATCCGCTTCTTGGTAACGACAGTAATTTCAGCGCCAGCCATTGCGGCCATCACTTCGGAAATCTTGGAGACGCCAGTCATTGCTGCCAGCGGCTTCATGACTTCCTTCAGCTTGCCTTGGCCGAATTCATTGTCCAGTGTGAAGAGCATACTGGATTCAGTACCAGCAGCTTGAGGCTGATCTTCCACCGGATTCGCAAGCTCCAGTGTTTCCACCAGCTTCATCTTCATTTCAATAGACGGATGCTCATTGATTTTCTTCTTCTCGAAAGTCACAATCACCTTGTGTACGCCCGGATGAAAGACAGAAAACTCAGGCAGATCAGCAAGATCGTCAATGGATGCATCCAACAGGTCGTCGATGTTAGTAGTGTCAGACATGGTAGTTCCTTTTCTAGGTTAAATCAAGTTGAATTGAGTTACATGAATGAAACAAGGTTGCTGCTGTGGTACTACGGTGTGGCTTCTCTCAGCAGCTAGAGAACTCAAGCTTCAGACTGCTTTGCTTCTGCCAGTAGTGCAGCATAGGCAACATTATCTTCTGCTGAATCTTGATGAAATCCGGGGTGTTGGAAAAGGCGGACTGACTTAAGGACTTGAAGCAGCAGCCAACCTTCAGATTCAGTTAGGTTTCGGCCAGTGATGGCATTGAATGCAGCCACGCATTTTCCCATGCTGCGTTCTCCGCCAGCTGAATCGTATTGCTTGCCTCGCTCTTCCATGATTGTTGCTGCGGAAGTGAGGAATTCTGGCGCGGTTTTCATTTGGCTGCTCCAGTGGCGCCAAGAGCAGCGAGTTGGCTAACAGCTTTCTGGGCCGAAGTCTGCGGCCTATCCAGATGGCTCTTGAACACATCAAGCAGAGTTGGAATTTCTCTCTTCTCTACTTCTATGCCAGTCCTACTCCCAGTCACAACAGTATTGCTGTACAAGGTACTGGATGCGAAGTTGTGCTTGCGATTCTTTACTTCACAGAACACAACATGATCGAAGTATTTTGCCGTATTCCGCGAGAATGCAGTGGTTCCTGCAACTGGTACCAGTTTCTTTCTTCCATCTTCCAGTTCAGTCTCCACCACATGAGTAATGCAACAGATGTTGTAAGCGGCTTGTTGAATCTGAGAAAGAAACTTGTCCATCAGCTGGCCTTGGTTTCTGTAGTCAGTCCACTCAGGCTTGTATGTATCATCCTGTGCTTTTGTCAGGTGATTCATGGCTGAGTTGGCAAGCTGGGTGAGTGAATCCACCACTACGATAGTAGTATCAGGTAGTGCATTGAGTTCCACTACTTGCATCGGAAGAGATTCTTTCTTGCACAGAGGGCAATTCACCTTGCCGTGTTTTTCGCAAATCTCAGTGCGCATTCCAGTTACAACCTTGAGCATGGTCTCAATTGCAATTGGAAACACTTTGGTGTCTGGAATTGAGACAAGATCAATCCGTTCTTGCTGTGCTGGAGGAAGCTTGAGAAGGGTAGCGAAGCCATTCTCCAGATCAAAGTAGAGAAGATCGAACTCTTTCGACAGGCCACCGACAATCTCAGTCTTACCTGACTTCGGCTCACCGAATACAAGTACTCGATGGGTCTTGGATAGTTTCTTTTCTGTAAGTTTCATGACGGGTCTTTCGGGCCACTGAGAATTGCAAGAAGAGCAATGAGGAACACGAAACCTGTGATTAGCTCAGTTACTGAGAAGTACATAGAACTAGCCTGCCTTTCTTAGTTGTGCTTGAATGAGATCATCCAGAGTCACATTGATCTGGAAGTCTGTTGTATTCTGTGATTCAATCTGAGCTACAAGATCAGCAGTAAGCGGCTCAGTTAGTGCTTCTGTACTGAGTGTACATTGGCCGTAGTAATTGCATTCGCGCATGAAG